CCCGCAGTTGCAAGAGCTAATACTGTCACGCCCCAGTTTACTACAGGGTCAATGAATAGTACAACCACAACAACCCAAACGATAACTGAGGTCGAGCAACGTCAGGTTTTCGGTGCTGCCGTCAACACATGGAGCGGTAGTAATATTACATCATCAGCTAGTGCTGGTATTGCCGGTGGAGATGCAGTATTTACTGTAACTGATGCCACACTACCTTGGAACTTAGAAGTTACAACTAGAGCTGCTGGCGTCGTAGAACAATGGGATACTACAAGAAACTATACAATAAACTCTACTACTACATCGCTGTCTGTCTTCTCACAGTAGGACCAGCGTTTGCAGAGGGAGATACAAATAATAGCTCAAATCCTGTAGCTGCTGCCACAGGTAATGTGACAAACCAAGCCGTACAGTTTCAGAACAACGGCTCAATGTCACGTCAAAACTATGGTCCTAGTATATCATGTAATGGATCTACTATGACATTTAGTCCATTCTATATGGGCAATCATACAAAACCTTGGGAAGTCGGAGAAGAATCAGGTATGGAGCCTAGTAGCTATACTTTATCTGAGAACTGGGGTTTCCAAGTTAACTTTATGGTTCCTCTAGACAAGCGTGGTCTTGAGCAATGCAGACGTATTGCCAAGCGTCAAGAGGAAAAGATGCAATTAGATTACGAACTTGTACGAGCATTAAAATGTGCAGAGTTACAACGCCAAGGTTTTACCATAAGACCTAATACACGTGTAGCTCACCTATGTCAGGACATTGTACCTATACAATCATTGCTACCACCTCAACCAAAGAAAAAGAAATTTTTACCATTCTAATGAGTACATTATCAAGAATTATAGCAGAACGAGCAGCTTTAGCAGAAAAAGCTGAAATCGAAGCTAGAAGAAAGCCTAAGAAAAAGGCTGCAAAGCGAGACGAGAACGGACGCTTTGTTAAGAAAGAAATCACTACACCCGGAGAAGAATAATGTTTGCATTAATCAAACCATTAGTTCTAACAGGACTAAAAAGCGACAAGTTTAAGAAGTTTGTAGTTGACCTACTCGAAAAACTAGTAGAGTCTACAGACAATGATCTTGATGACAGAGCACTACAAATCGTTAAAAAAGGATTAGACATCGAATGACAGATACCACAAGGGTAATACCTAAGAAAGCGGCAGAAGAAAGTTTTAATGAGCTGCATTACCTAGTCACCCAAGAATTTTTAAGATTAATAAAATGTGGCGAAGCTAAGACAGCAGACTTAAAAGCCGCATGTGATTGGCTAAAAACTAATGACATCACAGGTGTTGCCCTTGAGGGTAGTCCCTTAGATAGATTAGCTTCAGTCATACCAAAAGTAGATCCATCTTTAGTAAAATCTAGATTATATGGCAAGAACCGGTCCGGCACTTAGCCCCAATCCCGGTAGGACAGCTAGGTTCTATCGACGAAATAAGAAGTCACGACTCAAGCATAGGCGTGACAATAGGCGGATTAATAACACACCCGCTAAAAGGGCATACCGACGTGAGCTGATGCAGATACGCAGAAAGCGTAAACCCGGCAAACAAACCGATATGTCTCATAGAGGAGGCAAGATAGTTGCTGAATCTCGTAAAACTAACCGTGGAAGAGGCGGATCTAAAAGACGTTAATGACACCATTACTACCAACACCTGATTACTATTTACACAATTTAATAACCATGACAAGTTCAGAATCTAAACGGCTCTGGAGAAGGGCTATCAAAGAGCACTTTAATTGTCAATGTGTTTATTGCGGAGAATTTCATGAATTACACAACCTTACAATCGACCATGTACGACCAAAATGTAGAGGTGGTACGGATACTACAGCGAATGTTGTACCCTCGTGTCGACGATGCAATCAGGACAAAGGTAGTAGAGAATGGCGAGACTGGATGAGGTCGACATTCGGTATTACAGATAGAGAACAAACTATTTTATCACATATAAAATGAACGCTTATGTAGCAAAATACACTAAGCCTATCCCACTAGAAGATTTACCTTATACTCCAGTAGAATTAGGAGATATGCTTGATAGTGGTGAAAAGGAGAGAGAAATAGAAGTAGAAGGGTATGGTAAAGGCAGGCTTGTGATAAGTAAACAAAACAAGAACAAGCCATTTTTTTATGCTGACGAAAAGAATGAAGCATTTAATATACAGCAAGCAAAGAAAGCTGAAAGGTTATTCTTTTTTGCTAATGCTCCAGCTATGTTTGCACCAGTATTAGCACCGTTTACTGCTAGAACTAAACCAGCTAACGTAGTATTAAAAGATCCTGTGTTAACAAAAGGTAAGAAGGTAACTGGTCCTTTACCGGGGTCTAAAGGTGGACAGACTTTACTACAGCAAAGAAAAACTAATAAACAGACACTTGCTGAGTTTGAAGCTACAGGTTTTGGTAAAACAAAGATAGCAGAAGATGTTTTTAATATGCCTACCTCTAGAGTACAGCAGATTGTCAAGATAGCTAAACGAAACAATATTAGTTATCAGAAAGCTGAACAATACCTAAATCTAAAAGAACAAGGTATACCACCTACAGAAACAATAAATCCCGGTACTAATGCTGGTCTAATCGAAGGAGACTTGCCCCTAAATGTCATAATGTCTAGACTTATAAAAGGAGCTAAAGACAAAGGTGCTGGTGATTTAAAAATGAAATTACCTCCTAAAATTACAACTAACGAAAAGATAAGACAAGCTTTGTTAAATGATGAAGCTATAATTTTGCCTGCTACTTATAAAGGTGGTCCAAAAGAAATACGAAAAGAAGCTGACTTTTTTGATGTTAGTGCTGCTTTAATCGGCCCCGGTCAAGAAACTAAGAAAGATTCTAAAGGTAGAAAAATACCTTACGATAGAAGAGGTGTTACTGAGTTTGGAGGTACAAAATCTCCACAACGTGATAAAGTATATAAACACCTACAAGCTGCTTTAGGACCAGCTAATATAACTCGTGCTGAATTTAATAAATATGCTGCTGAACAGATTGCAGCTGAAAAAGATTTACGTAAAGCTATAAAATTACTAAATCTTAGAGCTTATGCTGCTGAAAAAAATATAGATTTATCTGACTATCCTACTAAAGAATCACAACTAGAGTTTTTAAACTTTATAAATAAAAGAAAACGAGCTAAAGATCCACAGTACATGGATTATAGAGAGACGTTTGATTATGGTCACATTATATCTGCTAAAACTGGATTTAGACTTGAAGACTTAGGTATGAACAGAATATCTAATACTGAAATTGAATCTGCACATAATATTGTTTCTCGAGATCCATACACTCAAAAAATTATTGAGATATTACAAGAAGGTAATAGAGAAAGAGGATCTAGGCGAGACTTTATTCCAGAAGTACAGATGATGAGAAATACAGCTGGTACTGTAGTTGAGGACTTTATAAAGTGGAGATCTAATCAACCCGGAAAAGGTCCTAGTCTTACTAAAATATTAGATAAATTTATACCTAGAGAACAACATGAAAATTATCTTAGATTTGTACAAAGAAGATTTTATGAAAGACGTAAGCTGTCTGGTAGTTTAAAACAATTTGTAGAGTATGAACTAGGTATACCTTATGAAAGATTTAAAAAGCTAGGTAGAAAACTACAATTACAAATTCGTAGAATGTACGAAGCAGATGTTGCAGAGTCTGGTAATGTTATAGGTCGACAACAGTACGATCAGGCTTATCAATGGATGATGGAAGCTATAGATGAATTTATAGGGCTACATCCTTCAAGCAAACATAAAAGACTTAGAACTCCTAGAGACACGGATGATTTATTCCAGATTGACGATCTTATGCCAAGAGACATCGAAACTCTTTTAGACATGATATTACCGGATTCTTTTAATGACGGATAACGAAATAATTAATAGTTTGAAGGACGACTTTAAGCTTTTCCTACAAGCACTGTGGGAAGAGCTAGGTCTGCCTGCACCGACCCGGGCACAATTTGCCATTGCAGACTATTTACAACACGGACCAAAGCGTTTGCAGATCCAAGCGTTCCGTGGGGTAGGTAAGAGCTGGATTACAGGAGCATTTGTACTCTGGACGTTGTTTAATGACCCAGAAAGAAAGATCATGATTATCTCTGCGTCTAAAGAACGTGCAGACAACATGTCTATCTTTTTACAGAAACTAATTATAGACACACCTTGGTTGTCGTACTTACAGCCTAGATCTGATGAGAGTAGATGGTCTCGTATCAGCTTTGATGTAAACTGTACACCTCACCAAGCACCCTCTGTAAAGTCAGTGGGTATTACAGGACAACTAACTGGATCTCGTGCAGACCTCATCGTATTAGATGACGTCGAAGTCCCGGGTAACAGTATGACGGAGTTAATGCGTGAAAAACTTTTACAACTATGTACCGAAGCTGAATCTATCCTTACGCCAAAAGACGATAGCCGTATTATGTATCTCGGGACTCCTCAGACTACTTTTACTGTTTATCGTAAGCTGGCAGAGCGGAATTACAGACCGTTTATTTGGCCCAGCCGATACCCAAGACGTAAAAAGCTCAGTCAGTACGAAGGACTCCTAGCACCACAGATACAAGAAGATCTGGATATGGGTGCAGAGGAGTGGGATGTCACAGACCCTGACAGATTTAGCGAAGACGACCTGATAGAACGTGAAGCATCTATGGGTCGATCAAACTACATGCTTCAATTTCAACTAGACAC